CGACATTGGTGACTTTAAACATTTTTTCTTGATAGTTTACAAGATCACCGTGTTGAAGTTTGCTTGCATCTTCGGAAAGCAAGTTTGTGAACGGGATAGATGCCATTGGATCTTTTATTTCAAGCTCCTCTTCATCCTCCTTTTCCATACCAGTGACTACTTCCTCAGTTTCCGCTTTGACCTCAACTTCTTCAGCATCAGCTTTTTCTTCATCAGCTTCTTCACTCTCATCATGAGGAATAACGTTTCCATCCTCATCTTTTTCGTGATGATCTTCTTCAGATTTTGCTTCAACTTCAGTTTCGGTTACTTCAATCTCAGCTTCGTCGGCTTTAACTTCAGTAACTTCTTCTTCTTTTGAGTTACTCATTGCTTCCTCCTCGGTTGGAGACAACGGACGTTCGTTAATAACTTCGCCCTCCTCCGTGCTATGAATGGGAACACCTGCCATTGTGATATCGTGAGTATGAGGGGGTTCTCCCGCCTCCATCACTACACCAGCAATGATTTTATGAGCGTGGTTTTGCATATGAGATGCGTAGGTTGTTACACCATTCCCACTATCATCCATTTCAACAGTATGATAATGACCATCGCTCATGTCGGTGATTCCTGCTTTAATTTTACGCATCTTTTTTAATTCTTCGGTGCTAGTCTCTTTTAAAGACTTTTTAAACTCGTTAAATTCTTCATCTGAATCAAAAGATTTTCTAATAGAGAAAAGAGAGTCTTGATTACAAGGAACAGATACTACAGAGATCTCTAGTAATTCTACATCAGTAATCATCATTGAATCGTCTTCACGATTATATTTTCCGTCTTTTACTCTAAATCCTACAGAAAAGCTTTTTAACGCGCCATCTTTAATAAGAGTTTGAACTCCGTGATTTTTTTCAGCTGCTTCAGAAACAGCACATTCAACAAAAATACCTTTTTTATCAACACGGATATTATCTACACGACCAATCGGGCAGTCATGCTTATGTTGATAAAGAAGAACTGGATTACGCCGATAATTTTCAACGCCTTTAGCCCACGCTTCAGCAGTAACAACATCGCCAGAGCGATCTTTTGCAGTAGTATTGGCATAACCAGCAATCTTTAAAGTATTAGAGCCTTTTTTAAGTGCTTTAGTTTCAAAGGAACTGTTTAAATAAAGAGTTTTATTCATTAGTTGTATCCTCTAAATTATTAGATTCCTCTTGAGAGGGTCTTCCACCTTGGGTTGCGTCTGTTGCACTACCCGTAATGTTCTGTGGTATTCTTATGGTATCATTATTTTCCATTTTTGGAAATCTTAATCCTTCACGAGCTTCATTTGGGGTAATAATTCCTGTGTTTACCAGAGTTGAGTAGTAAACAGCTTGAGTCCTATTATCAGGTTGAAGCGCAGGAACCGTTAGCCTATCTGGAGTGATAGTTACCCCTCCATTGAAGAAGTGAGAAAAAGCTGAACAGAATTGATTCAAAATAGGTAAAATAGTATGTAAGTAGAATAACTTTTGATTTGCATCAATATTAGCATTATTTCCAGATTTTAGTAGAACATAAGGCACGCCTAATGCCTTTGCCATATCTTGTTGAATTCTTTCGATAGAGTTCTCAAAATCAAGTTGATCAAAAGACTTAGTAGAAAACTCGTCAATCTTTAATCCACCATCTAAAATTGCGGGGTTTCTAGCACCGTCAAAAATAGTTGTGTAAGAAGCTCTCCAAGATTCTAAAAGTCTTTCTTTAACTCTTTTTGAAAGAATATTATCAGTGGTCAAAACAAAACCAGGAAGCGCGTTGTTCTTAAAAAATTGACGTTGGAACTTAATCATGTAAAAATACAATTCCATTAAATTAAGAATCGGTTTTAGTTTAGATGTGCCTCTAAAAATAGATAATTCGTTCTCAGCCATAACATGTATAATCTCATTTGGCTCAAAACGAATAGCCTCTGCTTTAGTAGTTTGTTTTCCTCGACCAAAACCGTAAAAGTCATTAGTCTGTTGATTATGAACTAAATAATTATAGTGAGAAACGAAAGCACGGCTATCTGGAACTACTTCAACATCGTTAGCTGGTAGTAAGTAAAGAGACTCACCATCATAGTAGAAAAAAGCATTACCATCTAAGTGAAAATCTAAAAAAGCTCTTCTAAATAATCTAGCACGATCTTCAAAAGGATTAGGCTTGATATTCATCAATTTATTTACTTTTTTTGCTGAACCACCTGTAACATTAAGAGGAATCTCTGTTAAGGCGTTAATCACCATCTCTATAGAGCGATGAATTACTTCAATCTCTCTATATGCCTGTTCAAAGTCTACAATAGTTTCGGGAGACGCGTAGGGTTCGAGAGAAGCTATAGAAGGCTGTGCGGGATTAAGCTTTTCCGCTACCCACTCTCTGAAACCTCGTCTATCATTATCTGCCATGTTTTTCCTTTTGAATGTCTAACCAATTTTTAATTTTTAAAGTTAAATGATTAGAGTATCGTTGCCCATAAATTGTATGTAATCTCTGATGATGTGATTTACATAATGTGAATAGGTTGTGATGGTCTAAACTTTCTTTACAGTCTACTGCAAATTCTTCACGAAGGGAAGTAATTTTTTCAACAGTATCAATTTCAGTAATCTTATTACGAGTACACCACTCATTGAATAACTGACTTACTGAAAAAAGATGATGAAGCTCTAGGTTCTGAACAGAGCCGCAAATGTAGCATTCGTCACGTAGTTTATAATCCTTTTTAATATAGTCTCTTATATACTTAATTGGAAATCTTTTTAATTCAGACATTCTTGAAGCACTTCCCAACGTTTAACAAAATGATCAGGATGTTTATTCAATCCTACATCCCCCTCTCCTAGATTTAGAACCCTACCAGAAATAGTAGGCAGGTGGTCGCATTTTTTAAGGTTTTTTATTAAATAACTTACTAGAATATCGTCCCCTCTAGTTAAATCAGTTTTAGCTAAAATATCTGATTTAACACCATCAAGACAAGATTGTTTTACCATAATTACTGAGCCTACTAGAAAATCAACTTCAGCATTTTTGCACCAACTATCTTTGAGTTGTTTATAGTGTTTTGCCTTGGCAACGCCTTTTTTACCATAGATACCAACTATATCTTGCTTCAAATCATACATCTTTTTAATTAATAGTGGATGAGGTAAAAGATCATCATCCAAAATTAATTTATATTCTTCTTCGTAGTCAAAACATCTTACCCAACGCTCAATGCAGTATTTATTTTTTGTATTATTTATAACATCAACCTTGTCATGACTAAAAGATACATTTGGATTGTTGTTAACAACAGTAATTTTAAAATTTTTACTTAATGTATCACAAATTGCTTTAACATTGTTAGGTCTTTTATAATTTAATAATATAATTCTAAGCATAAATTGATATGTTACTCATCTTTTGGTGTGTGTAAATTGCATACCTAACAGCATCACATGGATGAGACGCCCAGTCATGAATAGCTTTTGGAGTTTCTGTATTAGGATTCCATTTATACGATGCCATCGCGGAAAAAGTATGCCTAGCCCCTTCTGTATCAAAGAAAAGACGGTCTTGTTGAATCAAGACTTGTACAGAATTAATACCGTCATTTACCGATTTAATAGCGTTCTCACAATAAATATCATAGTCATAAGCGAAATCAGCTTTTACTTGTTGTGCAGCAGAGTCAATGTAAATAGTATCTATAGACCACTCATCTATTTTTTCTCCTATTGCTTCGGCTAACTCTGAAGTAGTTGATTCTTTTGATATAAACTCATCTATTATGAAATAATTATCACCATCAGTGCCTATTACAACGAACACATTCTCATCGCGATACCCTACGTCTAAACCTGCAATAACTTCTGAAAAACGTTCACCTACAAAATCTCCAATATGTTTATCTTCGTCTAAGTCTAAATAAATTTGTGCTGCTGTAGTTGTCCATTCACACTCATACTCTTGCAAATAAAGTGCTTTAGTAATTGACTTTTTAGCTTCCTCCACATCGTTTTCAGCTAAAAGAGGGTTAGAGCGCCAAGTGTGAATAGAAGATGACCAATCAGGATACTCAGGGTTGTCTCCTCGTAAGTAATAATCATAAAGATAATTACCTTTACCACGAGGAGTAGAAATCCATAAACATCGCGAGTCTTGAAAAGTAGATAGTGCAGGACGCAAATCACGGGTATAGTATTCTTCGTTAGGGATAATAGCTGCCTCATCCACAATCAGTAAATTAGCAGCACGACCTACAAGAGAGTCACGATTATTAGCAGATAAGAGTCTAAATACCGAACCGTTAATTAGTTTTATAACTTTATCTTTTTGATTGTAGCGATCAACTTCTATCTCTAGTTGTTTGATAAGATCGCCAACATAGTCCCAGATAATAGAGGAGAGAGAAAAGTTAGGAGCAACAACCATAACTTGTTGTCCAGGTTCTAAAAGTTTTGCAAAAGCAAGAATTGCAGCAGCATAGGATTTACCTGTACGACGAGCTGCAATATGAACACAAAAACGGAAAGAATCTAAGTTCTCTACCATCGCCCATTGTGATTCATTAAATTGAATAGGAGTTGGGAGTCTGTCTAAAAGACGTTGTATTTTAATACGGAAAAATTTATCGCTCATCGAGGAAATACGTTAATAATCATTGTAATGACTGTAATTACAGTCACTGCAGCACCGCCTACCCATAAAAGAGTTTTTAAAGAGGCCCTACCAGTAGTAGCTAAACCACCGATATGCTCTATCTCTTTATCCATTTTACACATTTGTTTTTCCATGCGCTCAAACATCTTAACAATATTTAAGTAACGTTCTTCGCATACAGCTTCGTGTGACAAAATTTCAGCCTTATTATTCTGAGAACGCTCATGAAGTCGTTCGATCTCAGTTTGGATTTGGTTTAGCTCCCGTGTATCGTCAGCCATTATTGCCCCTAAATTTTAATTATATAATTCACTACTTCTGTTGGTAGTGTGGTATTCACTGAGAAAGCATTTACAGTTAAAGATGGAACTGTAAGGGCGGGGATAGACAAAGCCGGTACAGACAGAGCTGGGATAGACAGTCCGGGAACTGAATGAGTATGGTTATTAACTGTTAAAGACGGTATAGTTAGAGCTGGAACAGACAGAGCTGGAACAGACAGAGCAGGAATAGAGTGTGAGTGAGAAGCTTGGTTTACTGCTGTCACAAGACCGACCTGAGTAACGTCTTTAGTACCTGCGCTAAGAGTCTGATTGACTGTATATGTAGTAAGTGTTAAATCGCCGTCACCATCAGCACCAGTATTACCAGTGCCTGTATTACCAGTGCCTGTGTTTGCTGTGCCTGTATTTGCTGCAGTGGTGGTAGCAGTAGAGTTTCCAGAGGTACCTGTACCCGTAGTGCCGGTACCTGTGTTTCCTGTCCCTGTATTGGCTGTGCCAGTGTTTGCAGCAGCAGTTGTAACACCTGTTTTAGAAGTTGAAGCTAAAACACTGCTCGCAGCAGCAGAACCTGTAGTAGTACCAAGAGTGTCGTTATTAGCTCCCTTTCCTAGAGGAACTTTATCTCTCAAATCAGGTACATTAAAAGTACCAGAACCATCACCACCTCCGTACCCAGTACCAATCACAGCAAACAAACGAGCATAGGTTGTGCGAGAAACAGCAGTATCATCACAAAGTAACCAACCAGTAGGAGCGCTACCTGCGCCGTAACCAACAATCGTACCAGCAGGGATGATCTCAGCACCCCCTGCGGTTGAACCATCGTGAATTCTTATATTATTTGTTGACGTATCTAAAGAAATTTCGCCCACAAGTCCTGTATAGGAATTGTTTTGAGCAGTTGTTCCCCGTCTAAATTGTAGCTGTGTAGCCATTAATCACTCCTTATGAAAATGCACCTAAATCGAATTTGCCTGTGATTGAAAACGTGTTTGAATCGTTTGTTCCTATTGAAACATTGCCTATAACTTGTGTCTCAACTCCTTGAGTTTTATCTATGACAATATACCTTAAACCGTTAGATATGAGAGACACAGCAGGATCAATGATGGAAACCACTGAATCTCCGCTTGTGATTGCATTGGAACTAAGCCCATTATATGTACCTGCGGTAATGCTGCCTACATTAATATTACCTGTAGTTGTACCGTTGCCGACTGTGACAGTGGCATTAGCTAGAATAGTAAATTTTGAGCGGGCATCAATGCCTAACCCGCCGCTAAATGGTGAAACTTTTGTGCTCATGTCTACCTTTCTATCATAATTTTAACCAGTGGTCAAATTATTTATGAGAATGCTCCTAAATCTAGCTTCCCTACGATTGTTACAGTGTTTGAATCATTAGTACCGATTACCACGTTACCATCAATATCTACCTCACGAATAAAATTAACGTCTCCATTAGAGTCTGCTGTTACA